CCAGCTTTACCCCACCGAAAATGTATTCGGTACAAATATATTATTATGTTAAAATTATTATACTACTTTTAAATCTTAATTGCAAATGGAAAGCCCCACATTTTTTAAGTGTAGGGCTTTTTTTATATCTATTTAACTTGTTCAGGCTTTCTCAATTCTTCACCAATTCCTATTGCTGCTGTACCGATAATCGGCTCAAAATGCTCTCCAGGTATCTTTTCTTTCATTACCTTAGCAACAATCTTGTAAAACTGATCGTCAAGTTCTGTTTTCTGAATTTCCTCAATCACTCTTGCAATAGTTTCGTCCATTAGTTTTTCCTCCTCTAGGAAAATGTATTTGACTAAATTAACTACCCACATAGGTACTTCTTCACGCTTTAAACTATCCATATATTCTTTTAACATCTTATTAGCTGCTTCTATATTTTCATCAACTGTAGGTTGCTCTGGTGTCAAATTTCTTAAATCTCTGCTGATAGATAGGCTCATTTCTTTGCTCCCAACTTTTTTAAGGCATCACCTCCGATTATTAATCCTGCTAACATATTAAAACTTTCAATTGGAATAATATCAAATATCTTTAAAACAACTATATAAGTTAGAAAAATTAAGGCTTCTTGAATTTCATTATTTTTTAAAAACTGCAGCCAATCATTTAATAAACTTTTAATCCAGTTCATAATCCTGGCCTGTTTTCATCATTTTAGATAATCTTTTTGCTCTAACTCCTACCTGATTAGCCCATTTTGAATTAAGCATTTCAACTGCAGCTGTAGGAAAATCATTTAGTTTAATAGCTTTAATCATATTTTTAAAGGATAATAGACCACCCATACCCAGATTAAAAGCCATATCAATAATAACTTTTTTGCGGACTTCATCAAGATTGCGATACCATTCAAACTTTTCTAAGCGGTTTATACGCCGTCTTATATCATTCTGGGCTAAATAGTATGCTTCTGCTTTAGAAAGTCCCACATCATCTAAATTTCGTCCTATACCTATAGTTAATTTGCCTACCGTATCTTTATAAGGTTTAAGCCTTATTCCTTCGTGTAACTCTAATTGCTCTATGATTGAATGTTTCATAATTAACCTCCTAAATAAATCTAGTCGCTACACCACCTAAGAATAATAAAACATATATGATCCAGCGTATATTATCTTTCCAGGTGCTATTACTTTTTTCTTTTGTTTGATTTTCAACTTCTAACCTGGCTAATCTGGCCTTGTTATTTTCCATTAATCTTCTATCTTCCTGTCGTTTTTCGATCAGGCCATTATATTTTTTCATATTAATGTTCATTTCGTCCATTTTCTTGCTTACTTCATCAAATTTTTTCATCATTGTTTCAAATAGCTGTTTATTATCATACCAATCACCGTGCATTATACGGTCAATTAGCTTTTCGTGCTGCTCTATTTTTTCTTTATAAGGGCAATCCTGCTCCTTTGACATTTCTATCACTCCTAATTATCCAACGGCTTTTTGCCTGTATATTGCCTTGCTAGATTGATTTTCCGCATATTTAGCTTATCTACCAATTCAGTATTTCCCTGGCTTTGTGCATATTTTATCTGCTTATTTATATTAGCAAAGTGTCTAATTAGTTTATTCAATTGTGATAGTTTCCTTTTAGCTTCGCCTATTTCTTTCATATCATACCTTAGCTTTTCTCCATATCGCCTTGAATTATTGAAATTAGACACCATTTGAGTATATTTTTTCTGATCCTGGTACACTTGAGTTACATCTTCATAATAACCTGACTCTGACACATTTATAAGCCTTTTAGCTGCATTGAAAGGTACTATATTGCTTAATACTTCTAGTGTGCCGTCAGCATAGGCAACGGAAGGATTGACTATTGCACTACCACCGACATTGAAGAATTGATATAATCCAAATTCTTTTAGCTTCTGGCCTACATTACCTGTCAGCATAGCTTCCTCTGATATAACATTTCTGCCCCGCCAATCGTCATAAATATTCTCGCCTGACATTAACCTTGCTGTATCTGTAACAGCCTGCAAAATAGGGTTAACATTACTTGTATTCCAGGGTAATTCTGTGTAAGCAGTACCGAATACATCTCCCCATTCTCCTTTTGCAGCATTGTAAACTATTCCTGTCATAGCCTGCCCGATAAAATCCTGCGGCAGCTGTACTGTTACCGATTTATTTCCTGCCATCATCAAAGGTAAAGTCAGATAAGTTTCTTTCTTATACTCGCTGACACCTTCCATAATTCTTGACATTTTTTGTGCAAATTCACTTTCAGGGAATAACTCGTCAGCTTCTTCTGCTCCCAGCTGTAAAAGTTTAGGCAGTAAACTAAGCATAATTATTTTAAACATAAATGTGCCTGGATTATCTCTAAAACTTTCAGCTGCAGCAGTCCAACCTGATTTTCTGATTGTAGAGAAAATAAACAGGTTATTCATCAGCCAATGGCCTTCACCTCTTTGCTTGAAATCAGGTGTTCCTACCCTGGTGCGGACCCTGTGTGCTAAATCGCCTTCAGATAGATTAGTTCTCTTGCTTAACATTCTGTATCCAGCTATTTGACCTGCCATTTCTGCGACCTGTCCTAAGTTATCTAAACCGTCCCACAAACTAAGTGCCTTGTCGGGCATAACCTCTCTTAATAAGCTGTGATCTCTTATAGCTTCCGGATTGATATTAAATGCTTTGGCTAATTGCTGGTCTAAATCAGATATATCTTCTCCAGCTGCACCAAATATCTCATTAAGCAGCTGACTTGTATCATCATCTCTAAATTTATCAGATGGTCTATACATTCTGTCTATGGTTAACATTCTGTTTCTTCTCATTTCAGATACATCTTCTGGCCTTTGGTTTCTGAATACATCAGCCCAGGACTCCGAAAAAGCTTTCTTGTACTCTCTGGCTAAAGCAGGTATATCTCTAACACCTAACTCTGGATTGTTCATTATAGTAGCAAAGAAATCTCGTGGAATGTTAAATATCATCCAGCCTGGGTTATGTGATACCATTACCGACTTCATAGCTTGAACAACAGAAAGTATAGTATTTGTGATTGTATTTCCTTCGTGCGGTCTAAATTCGTATAGATCAGCTATATCTTTATCGACTAAATAACCGTCTAATTCGCCAGCTATCGTGAAAGCTATTAAGCCTTCATCAGCATTAGTAGAGTCTTTAGGTACTATCTTACCGTAAATTTCTTTAGTTGGTGCCTGTCTAACTGACTCTGGAGCTATTTTCTTTAATGCTTTTACAGCAGCTATCTTGCTGTCATTAATTCTGATAGTGTTAATAATCTGCATATCTTTGAGCATTGTGGCTATAAGCGGGTTGGTAATATCTCTCAATGTACCATATTGCCGCATTATAATATCGCCTGATCCTTCGCCGTATTCTGAATTAATATAATCTACTACATCAAAGGTTACATACTCTTTATTATTCCTTACCTTTTCCATAGCTGCCTCTGTAAACATACCTGACTGCTCCATAACAGGTATAATTCTCTCCTGTCTTAACTGATAAAATCTTTCAGCATTAGACACAATTTTAGCATACTGCTGCTGATCGTACTTATTCTGTAATTCCTGTTTTAAATCTTCCGCTCTAACAGTATTGATAGCACCAGGATTAGCAAATTTACTTCTATCATTTTGCACTCTCTGCAGGAATAGATAAGAAGCGAAATCATCAAAGGTTACCTCTGAATTTTTAATATCTTCTACTAATTGAGTAACATTATAGAGATAATCTTCTATTTCGGAGGATATATAAGCTATTTCCTCCATTTTATTTCTAGCGTTTCTGGCTGCTTCTCCTTTTTCCCCTGTATCCCTGTAGCTATCTTTTAAGTATTTATAAAGTGAGTAATTTTGGTCGATAAACCATTCATTAAACCTGTCAAAGCCACTCTTAACACTTCTCTTTTGCCGTTTCAATTTAATTTTATGCTGTTCTATACCTTCCTGCATACCAGCCTGCAGATTATCCATTGTTTTTTCCATTAAGCGTGTTCTGTTTTCCATTAAGTGCCTTACCTGCTCATAAGCACTCTGTACCTGTGGCTTTTCAGATATACTTTTTTGGATAAACTGACTAAATAATGGTGCTTCCTGCTGCAGCATTTCAGGATCCAAAAAGAATACACTCATAGCGTCAGCGTAAAGTTCCTCTGGGCTAAAGCGGTATTGTCTGTATTTTTTATTGCTTGTATCAAACGGTTTCCATTTTTGAGATAACCTCTGCAGCTCTTTTTTTAGTCTGGGACCTAACTTTTTACTATCTCTGATAGCGTCTAAGGTTTCGTCTTTTTCTCCTTTGTAAATAAGACTCATATTATCCATTAATTCGCCTTCATCTAACTCACTTCTAGGAATAAAATCTATTAAGTGGCCTAATTCGTGCGACATTGTCTGTGCTGCAAACTCTGGATCAACTTCTAATACTCTGACCTCTACATAGTTTTTAGTAAATTTAGTTTTAAATTCTACTTCGCCAATTTCAGGATCATTTTCTATTCTTGTTCTAATTTCCTGTATTCTTCTGTCATATTGCTTATTTGGTATCTTTTCCTGGTGGATTGTAGGTCCGATAAATATATCAGGATTAAGGCCTATACTGCCGTCTTTAGGCATATAATAACCCAATGTACCTGTATTACTTAACTTTTTGATAATACCAGGATATTTGCCCTCTGATAAAGCTAGAATTATATCTAAGAGTTCAGGCATTTCTATAGTTTTATCATTAATAGTAAATTCTGATCTAGCATATTTATTTTTATCGCTAAATTCTACAGCGTTTCTGCTCATTTTAACATTCTTGCCGTTAATATTTATATTTTTAGGCTCTTTACCGAATAAAGTTTTGTTAGTTTCTATACTTTTTTTAACATTATTATTTTCGTTGCCTACTTCATATCTTATTATTTTGCCCCAGCGTGGTGATATATTACCTTCTTTTATTAAATCGTTAACCTTAGATTTTATTGTTTCTACTGGAGTTTTATCAAAACTTTCTTTTAAGTTTTTAGCAGCTTCTTTAATTGTTCTGCCGACTGACATTTTAGCACCGCTTTTACCTTCTGTTATAATCCAATAGTTTGGAGGTGTAGTTGTCTTTTTGTTTTTGATTTTACCTACCTGATCTTTAATTCTATATCTAAAAAGGTCCATATCTTCTGTGCCAGGTATAGATATTGGTTTAGCTTTTAAAACCTGCACAAATTCGCCTTCGTTATCGAATATATAATAGTTGTTAGGCTCTGCTAACTGACTTGTATCAATATCAGGCTTACCAGTTTTAACAGTTTCTCCTTTAAATACTCCTGATTGATCTGTTCCTCCTAAAGCCATAATAATATCAGAAATAACAAGCGGTCCTCTAGGTGTATCTACCTTGCCTTTTTCTCTTTCACTATATATTGGAGGTTTATTTTCAATTTCAATATATCCTCCAGGAGTATTAATT